ATCTTCTTGCACAAGATGTTTAGATTTCATGGTTTGTGATCTTTTTGCTTCATACAATCTTTTCTGTTCAGCTAGGGAACGAACACCATAAATCACTCCAAAGTCCACAGAACTCACTTCAATAGCTCTTTTTACAGTGTCCACCAGTACAGGATGTACACCTTCTAGCTTTCCTAAACTTCTTCCTGATAATTTAAATGCCATTACTTTTTCCTCATATTAAAAAACTTACCTGCAGATCGTGTGGCAAAGCTTGCACTTACGATAGCTCCTAAGGCAATCTGATACCACTGCGGCATACCTGCGAGTGCAGTAAAGCCATCTGCTACTATGCCCCTGCCCCACTCACCCATGAAGCTCAGTACCAGAGGAATGCTGAAAAGTAAAGTTAGCCATTCGTCCTTCCACGAGCTTTGGGATGCCCTCATAGCAGCTAAGTCCCAATCTATCTCACCAGTAGCTTCTTTCATACGAATGGTAGCTTCAGCTTTTTGTATTGCTGTCTTACCTTCAATATATGATGAAGCTAAACTAGATACTGAACTTATTAATGATCCTATCATTATACGCAGTCACAGTCCTCGTGGCACTTCTTGTTCCACAATGCACACCACAATCTTTTAAAATACTTTCTCATCGTTCTTCTCTTTCCATTCTTTTGGGTTCTGAAGACTTCTCTGCTCCCATCCATATGGCGAAACTTCCAGTCATCGCCCCAGTAATCACGGATATTAATCCTGCTTGCTGTGTGGTCAACTCTGGCTGACTCAAAGCCCATTCTATACAACGAATGTAAACTCCTGTCATCACTAACATCATAAGTCTTGGTAGTATTCGCCATCTGTCAAGTGTCTCTGGAGTCATCTTTATCCTTTATAACTTCCTTTACCCAGTTACCATTATCCCCAGTATGCTCACATACCTCACATCTATCGTCTTCAATGTGACTACCACATACTTCACAGGTAGGTTCATACAACACTAGGTAGGTTCTCCTCGTTTACCACCCTCTTGCATAAACAATTTTACTGTTTCTTCAGGTACACACATAATCTGCTCTGGTGGTCTGTTGCCATACTGCTTAACTAAAGCTCGTGCAAGCTTAAAAGGATGCTCTCCTATAAACTTTTGACACATAAACGAACTGTGAAAGTGTCCATGATCTAATGGATTGTTAAATATAAATATATCTTTAGTTCCGTCTGTATATACACCAGACATTACTGCTACTATGAACCATGCTTTAACTATCATTGTCAAAATATCCTATATTATGTAACTTTTCGATAACTTCTTGTTTTCTTAGCGATGCCTTTAGGCTGTTTAACGAATTGTTTTCCTGCTGCTTTGCCTTTTCTTTTAGCTTTAGTTGTTGCTGCGTACTCTTGGGGTGATAGAGCTTTAATTGCAGCTGTTGGAAGATAGCGTTCTCCAGTTTGCTTACTGGGTTTACCACTTTTTGTTCTCCATTTTTGCTTTGTCCATGATTTAAGACTTCTTTGACTTTTTGCTAGTGCCATGTTGTCTCCTTAATTGTTCTTTCGCTTTCTTTGCAAGGGTAGCTTGCTGAGTTTTTCCTGCAAACCTAGCTCGTTGTTCAAGAACGGTGAGGATTTGTATCTTCCTCGCATAGGATTTGTTAATTTTTTTAACTTTTGTAATAGTTTTCTTTGCATCTTCTACCGTAGCATACTTGATACTTACTGTATCCTTAGGATTCTCATCTGTATAGAGCCTTCGCCCACTTCCTTTAGGCTTTTTGCCTGTGCCAACCTTAGGGTCAGCCATTACTTATAGCCCCCACCTGCTTTTTTATACCGTGCAGCTAATAATTGTGCCTTTCTTGCAGACCACTGTCCGGGATTACCCCCTTTTGATCCTGCTTTTATGGCTGAGAACATTCTTTTTCTCATTCCGGGCTTGGTATAGTTACCTGCTTTATTAACAGTGCTACCACCCTTGCTTAATTTGATAGCTGATAGAGCTTTTGCCTGTCCTGCGTGGGCTTTACTAGCCTTTTTTAGCTTTCCTGCTACCTTTTTTATTGTTGCTTTTGCCTTTGCTACCATAATTATCCTCATATAGGTTGTTAAATACCCTTTGGGTATCCCACACATACTCTGTTTCTTGCTTTGAATGAAAGATTCTTTGGGAAGGTCTAAAGTCAGGTGCGCCTTCTCCTGTTTCAAACCATGCAGGGTGGGTCACTCTGACTCTATTATTAGGTAATGCCACGATATTTCCTGTATATTTACCTGCATCCATCAGTTCTAATACGTGTGACTGTTTGTGTTGGGCAGGATCGTCAGCTATTTCACTATCTGTATAGTCTACAGTAAAATAATATTTAGCAGGGTAGAACTCACCATCAACTTTTGCTATCCAAGGGGCAGGTGTAGCTCTGTTTAAAACGTATACACTATGTTCATGGGACATGCAGTCCCAAGGTTGAGCAATGTACGGTGGCATCTCTTCAGCCCACTCGTCTACAGGAGTGTCCCCTACTAGGGCTGTGATGGGCATTCTTGCCCACATTGCACCACCGTGTACATTTGGCTCGTCAGTGTCATCAGATTCACAACCAGTAAATATTACTTGAAAGCTTAGTGATCTGTTTGGCATTGAGGTTACTGCAATAACCATGCAGTGTAAGAACTCACCATGATACTGAGCAAAGTTACAGGTATACTCTCGTCTTACCCATGCTTTAAAATACGGAATGTTACTTTGAAGATATGCCATAGTGGCAGTATTATACTACTTCTTCTTTCGGTTGTCAACACTTCCGTACATTTTTCCTTTAGCCATACCACCTACTTTGTACTTTACTGTCATACCACCTGCTGCATAGCCCTTCTTCTTCATACCACCACGAGCCATGCCCTTCTTCTTCATCATGCCACCTTTTTGAGCATAACCCATTTTGTTTCGTACAGGAGTTGGTAACTTCTTGAGTCCAGTTTGACCTGCGGCAGGTTTCTTGAGTCCCCCCATTGCATAACCTTTTTTCTTCATAGTCATGCCACCTTTAGCTTTTTTATCTCTAGCCAATATCTCTCTCACTTTTTCTCTACGTTCTCTATCCTCTTTGAGTTCTTTCTTTTTATCGGCTTTTACATCAACATCTTTAGTGGCAGGAACATTTTTAGAAGGATCAAATCCTTTTTTCATTGAACCTGATTGACTTGCATAGGCTTTGATAGCAGACTTAGAACCTAGTTTATCCATCTGTCCTTTTAATGAGTTTAAAGTTTTTCTCTCTGCGGCAGATAATTCAGACTTTGACATTAGCTCTCTAATCTGAGCAGCAAGTTGCTTAGTTGCTCTTGCAGCAGCTTCTAATTCATATGTCTCTCTTTTGTAGGCTTTTTGTATATCTGTTTTTTCTCCACCACCACTCTTAACTTTTTTAGCAGTGCCTTTGCCATCCTTACCTAACATTCTGTCAGTACCAAACTTAAATCCTTTTATTTTATTTAATTGTTTACGTACTTTAGCAGCTAGGGCATTTATTTTTCCTGCTGAAATTGGTTTATTTTTTGGTGCTTTTAGCTTAATTGTCATGGGCTTTTTCTCCTTTATCTTCAGTCCATCCTTCAGCCCTCATTGCGTCTTCTACATGCTTCAGAGTAAAAGACCTCCCATAATGAGCTTCTACTGCAGCCTTCACGTAGAATACATCACTATGAGGTATGTGGAGCTTCTCCAAATTGTTATTGATTACGTGGTTATAGAACTCTTCAATAACATTGTCTGTGTATAGTTTTACGGATTTTTTTCTCATTGTCAAATATTTTTTTGAAAGTACGGAGAAATACCTATTACCGTACATTTAAATGTATCATATAAGTGTTAATTTATTTTTAATGAATAAACATTTAAGTGTATCACTTTATATGTCATCTTAGAACTGGTTATACATAATTATATCAGATTCTGTGAGTATGTCAATATGTAATCTTAGCCACTTTAGTCAAATATTTGGCAGCAGTCTCTGTATATATGGAAAAGTGGTTAACACTCAAAATTCCTAATCTGTGTATTTGTACAAGCATATAACGCCATGACCCCTAGGTGTCCCCTGCCCCTACAGGGCAGATGGTCAGTCTTATGATCGAAGACTTGGTCAAGATCAGAAACAAGCAAATCACTACCATAGGTAGTGTAAGTTATTGAAATATAAGCATATATTTCTAATAAACAACTGTTATCACATCAGTTGCAAGCAACTGTAGCTTCTTAAAATCTTCAATTCCCAGAGAATTGAGTAAAATGAAGAAGCCGATGCATGGTTTAGTTGGTACAACTAACCTACCCCAACATTGGGACAGCTTATATATCCTCATTTTTATTTACACCATGAAATGGGTAAATGTAAATAAAAATGAGGATTAATATAATGTCAAATCAAACAGCAAAAGCTTTCGAAACTTTCAATGGTACTCTCGAAGAGAGAGGGTCAAGACTAGCGAAGCTAGAGAAAGACAGAATACAGAGCCTTGAAAAGGCTCATGAACTTGATACCGAAGGTATGGGGTTAGCTTATCAACTGGGACAGTTGATCCATGAACTCACTCAAGAGAGTGAGAATGGCAGAATCTCTTCTCAGAGATTGTCTGAAACCTCTATGAATAGAGTTGCTTCTCAGAGAAGAAGCGAAGCTTTACAGTATTACAGATTGTATCCTTCCATCATGGATTGGAAATCCAAAAGAGTTCTCAAGAAGAGAAAGCAGAAGATTGCTTTCACTTCTCTAACAGCAATGCTGAAAGCATTCAAAGCTGAAACTCAACCAAAGGTTGATAAGACAGATACTAAAGTATCTGCTACACCATCAACTAAGGTTGATGAGAAGCCCAACGTTGGGACTACTCAACCTAAGGTTGAACCAACTGAACTGAAAGTTCAGAAGGTTAAAGTTCCTCAGAACTCTAAAGAGTTCGCTGAGTATGTTTACGAAACTACTATCAAACTAGGGTTTGATAAGAATGAAGTTCTCGAACATATTTTCAATATGTTTGATGAACAAACATCTACCAGTAAAACTGGTACAGATGACATCCCATTCTAAAGAATGGGTTGACATATGGAATTATTACTCGTAATAATTATAGTAGCTCTTCCAGTAGCTTATTGCTACTGGTTGAGTGGTGGCTTCAAACTTTAATCGGAGATTAACATGAAAACTTTAATAAACTTTACTTGCCTTATGGCTTTAGCCATATTCTATTTCTACATTGGACATTGCTTTCTACAAGCAATGGAGTCAACTAAAATTGCTGACCTTGGTCACAATTTATATGACACGGTTTGTCTTATGATATCCATAGTCTTTTGGCTATTCGGTTGCTTTACAATTGCCTTGACATCTTACCTAAACCGAAATAGTTTACTCTAATATATTTATTCACTCAGTATGAGTGAAGTAAATAAATATATTAGTTAACATAAACAGTCCCAACGTTGGGACACAACTTAACGGAGTTAAACATGGAAAAAGTTTCTACATTAATTGATGAAATCAATAAAGGTTTGCCAAAGAAAAAGATATCTTATGGATATCTTGGTAATGTTTATTTTTCCAAAGGAAAACAGGTTGATGATACCTCTTGGAGAATCTTTGTGCCACCTACAGAAAGAGAGGTGGTGACACGGACATATAAATCACGGATAGAAGGACAGGAAGGTCTTGAAAAGACCTACACTACTTCTGTAGGCTCTGCTCCTTACGGAGATAGCATTGGTGGTTTCCACAGAGCAGATGCCGAAGAGCATTGTCTTTCTATACTAGAAAGATTAATGAGTGGTGAAACTCTTAGAACAAATAGTGGAGCAGACTTTAAACTGTAATATATTTATTCACTCAGTATGAGTGAAGTAAATAAATATATTACTTGAATTGAAACAGTCCCAACGTTGGGACACTTTAACGGAGTTAAATATGAAAACTATGCAAATCGTTGATAGAGTATCACCAATCACAGGGAACACTAACAGCATGTTCATGCTGATAGATGTGGCTGACTACAAGAAATGGAGACTTGGTGGTGGTCTTATACAAGACCTCATGCCTTATCTGTCAGCAGATGAGCGTGAGTTCCTCATGACAGGCATTATGCCTGAAGAGTGGGGACAAGCCTTCAGTGATGAAGGATAACAGTCCCAACGTTGGGACACTTTAACGGAGTTAAATATGAAAGTTAGATTTACAAAAGTCTCTGCCAACCGAAAGGTTGGTAAGATGACTGTGACAACTACAGAGAGACAATCATGTCCAGATGCCTGTCCATTCAAAGGGAATGGATGCTATGCCGATGGCTTTCCATTGGCAGGTGTTTGGAACAGAGTTCCAGATGAGGGACATGATTGGGACACTCTGTGTGACAGAGTGGAACATGAAGCCACAGAGACTTGGAGACATAATCAAGCAGGAGATTGTCCAAAGGACAATGACAATCCAGAGTTGATTGACGCTCCAAAAATGTCCAGACTTGTTCGTGCTAATAAACGTGGGAACAAGAAAGGCATGACCTATACACATTATGATATGGCTTTCAGCCATAATAGAGATGTGGTCAGAGATGCCAACAGTAATGGTTTTACCATTAACTTGTCTGGCAATAACCTAAGTCATGCAGATGACTTGTTTGATCTTGGGATAGCACCAGTCACTACTGTGCTACCTATTGATCAGATGACTAACACGACTACTCCCAAAGGGAGAAAGGTTGTAGTCTGTCCTGCTGTCATCAAAGATGACGTGTCTTGTATGACTTGCAAGTTGTGTTGGAAACAGCGTGATGCAATCGTGGGTTTCCCTGCACATGGAAACAGTAAACAAAAAGCAAATGGAGTTGCAAATGAAAGTTAAAAAAGTTTTACGTCTATTAGACGTTGTAGAAAAATTACCATCTGACATTCGTCATATGTTATATGAAGAGGATACCTCTATGGATATGGATGGAGCATACTTTTCTGTATCACAGAACAGATACATCCCAGTTGGAGATATGGACTTTGTCCATGTTCTTAGATCATTCATGCAGTTGAATGAGTTCAACAAAGAAAGCAGAGACATGTATATAAAGATGGGTCACATCAAGGAGAAACACAATGCAAAGTAATAGCAACTTTGAAAAAGTTAAAAAGAAACCAGATAGTCCCAACGTTGGGACAAATGATAGAAGAGCCAAGCACTCTCTCTTGAGAGAGAGAAGGCTTGTCCGTAAACAGAGACTACGTATGAAAGGAGTAGCTTAATGGACATAAATGCAAGGGTATATTGGAACTTACACAAAGGTCAGTGGTCTATCCAAGATAGACAGACAGGCTTGGTTGTTGGCAGACAGCCAGAACTGTTCCTATTGGTGGGCAGTTTCAATGTCCGTCAAGGTGGCAGACAACGTGTTCTTCTCGAAGGGAAGAAGAATGTCCATGCATTTGCAGAGGGATGGTATCCAGAAGTCTGGATCAGTCCCAAGTTCTATCACGATGAGGGTAGGTCTGTGACCTACAATCCTTACAAGAACGATACCTTTGTCTATGTAGACAATGGTGAACCAGTTGGCGAGGTAGGTTCTATCTGGCTGACAACTACGGCTGAAGGCAAACCTTCAGTTAAAGTATACAGTTAATATAATACTTGATACTTTAGTGAAAGTATTATATAACTGTTCACATAACTCAACAGTCCCAACATTGGGACACAACACAGAAAGGAGCATTCATATGCTTACATTTAACTTTGACGATCTTCCAAAGGGAGAAAAAATCTCTGGTGGTTTTACTGCCGTAAAATTAATTGCTACAGCTATCAAGCTAAAGCTACAGGGATACAAGCCTGTGATCTACAGGAATGACAACATCCAAGAAACTGGATGGTTTATCCGTAAGGGTAAAGGTGGCAAGTCTGGTGAACCTTTGGTTCGCTTGAACTTTGGCAAGTCCTACTCTTCCTTCCATGCCTATGATAGGAAAGGCAAGCGAAGAGTGGCAAGCTATGTGCCTATCAAGTCCTTCTTGATACAGAAGAAGGTAGCCTAACCGTGATGCACTATGAGATATTTATCTCAGTGGATGGGCAACGAGGTGTGGTGAGAGTTGGTAGCTCTCATCCCCTCGTGAAGGGTACACCTTCTGCTATTGAGTATGCCTTGCATCTTACAGAGATGTGCTATCCAGACGCAGTAGTTGAGTTTGACTTCATCAAAGAGTACACTCTTGACGATGAACCAGACGTAGGTTATGTCTATGAAGCACCAACACCAGTACAAACATATCATTAATGGAGACAGCCAATGGCTAAAATTATAAACAAAAAACCTTTGCCTAAAAGACCACGTAATCTGCTTCATGCAGAGATGATGACACAAGGCATCTTGACACACAAAGTAATAGGCGACAAGAGGTCTAAGGTGTTAGAGAACAGAGCCAAGAAAAGGGCAATGGAGTTTATGAAAATGAATAAGGAGAACTATGATGACTAAGAAAGTAATAGTTAGTTTATGTGGTGGTACAGACAGTGCCTACCTCTCATGCCTTGATGCAGGTATAGATGTATCAAAGGATGGTGAGTACGAGTACCATACATTTGAGACAGACAAGTATGCCAGTGCCGTGTCCAGATACCAGATACCTCATGCCATACATCATGGTGATGCTAATGGTTGGGACATACTGAAAGGCAGAGATGTCTTTCTGCTTATAGCAGGTTTCCCTTGTCAACCTTACAGTGTGGCAGGTAAGCAGAAAGGCACGTCAGACAGTCGTGATTTATCTCAGGTTATGTATGACGCATTGGTAGGCTTGAACCCTACATACTTTCTCTTTGAGAATGTAGAGTCCAAAGCCAAGCATGATTGGTACAAGAATGTCAGCCAGATTCGTCAGGCAGAGATGTATACACATGACAGTGCCAAGGTATCTGCTCAGTCTAGGAAGCGTGTCTACATAACCAACATACCACATAGTGAGTTGGCTGATCAAGGCATTGTCCTACAGGACATACTAGAAGATGACAGTATGACTGACAGGGATAAGTCCTACTGTGTAGATGCCAACTACTTCAAAGGTGGTAGCATGAAGATGTACTTTGAGAAGTCACGTAGGCAAGTTGTCTTCAACGACAAAGGTCATCCTCATTGGGATAGATGCAAGCAAGTCGGTGAAGCTGACCTCAAAGGCTACGACATCATCAAGCGTGTGTACTCTAGGCAAGGCAAGAGTCCTACCCTGACTACCATGCAAGGTGGATGGCGAATGCCCAAGGTAGAGACAGACGAGCTACATTGGAGAGCCTTAACACCATTAGAGTGTGAACGCTTGCAAACACTACCAGATCTGTGGACACAGTATGGTGAGTTTGACCACAAGCATGGCTACCTTGGAGAGGTAAGACCCATATCAAACAGCCAACGCTACAAGATGATCGGCAATGGCTTCACTCGTGCAGTGATCTCGCACATATTAGAAGGAGTATATTCATGAAGATAGATATAGGAAATAAAAACTTTATAGTGAGTCCAAAAGACAGAATAGAACTACTCAAGTATGTTAATGTCTTGAGGGAGTTTAGCTGTAATACAGCAGAGAAAGTGCCTATCTACTATGAACACGTTTGTGATATAGAATCTCTTATGTACAAACTAGCAAACTTACTACAGTTTGAACAGCCTAGCGAAGGTGGTTGGTATAGAGATTATCAACTTAAAGAACACTTAACGAAGGAGAAAGATAATGACAACTAAACTTATACAGTATGCAGTGGTCTTTGAGCCGTTTGAAACAGAAGGCTTGGAGTATGTGAAGCAAGGGTGTGGAGCAATGTGGACAGACCAGAGTCCTATCAAATTGTTTGACACCCAAGAGGACGCACAGAAAGAAGCAGACAAGTGGAACACAGGACAGGTGGTGCAGTATGGGTAATAAAACTAATTTAGAAAAGCATAAGCACTACCAGAAGACATCACGTTATCAGTTCTGTGAGATACCAAATGATGAAGAGGGTAAGCAATTGGTAAAGTCATTAAGAAAGTATCTCAATAGGCATGTCTATACTATTAGGGTCAAAGGGCAGTACCTAGATAAGGTTAAGCACCCTAATACCTATTGGGATAAAGGTGCGCCAATTGATGCTTGTACTCATATAAGAGTGTACATTGATGAGAAACCTGAGATCAGAAGTCAACAATGGAGAGATCAAATGGTTTCTAGTTTAAATCATTCCATACATATTCTTGAAAACAATAAGAGGAGATTTGAAAATGAATAAACCATATCATAACAAAGGCTTTGGCATGGCATTCTTTGTAGTGTTCTTGCTGTTGATACCTCTGCCCATACTAGGACTGTGGGCAGTGGACGGACAAGATTGGGTGGACAGATTTACGACTAAGTATTTCTCACCTTGGCAGTCGGAGTGTTGGGAAACAGCCAAGCATGAACGAGTCTGCAAGGGTGACAACCAATGCAAATGGTTCAGGAACTTCTGTCATGACTGAGGGACAGGTATTATTATTGACAATGGCATTTGTTATACTTATAACATTAATAACCAATGCAACCATAGGAGTATTTATATCATGATTGATAAAACAAAAAGAACACTTAGGCGATTAACACATTGTGTTAAGGACAACCCTGACTTGTTACAAAGTTTTGTAACACTTGCAGTAGAGTACGAGAAGCTAGGTCTAATTAAATTAGACTCAGTTGGAATGAATCGTAAGTCACTAACAGAACATTTTGAAAGGAGTGTAGCATATGAATAGATTTATTATTGAAGAAAATGCAATTGATATTGCAAAGTCACTGTGTGATCAGCATGTAGTGAAGATGCCACTAGAAGAAGCACAGATGCTATGCACTGCACTATGGCATCATGCACCTGAATATGCAGAGGAGAAGGATTTGTACAAGCCTGTTCACCAGAAGCATCCTTGCACACTGTGGGCTATGGAGTGTCAACTAAACTATGCTTTTGCTTTTAGGTTGTATGATGCTATGCTAAATGAATATACAGCTAGGTATGGTAAGAAGCATGGTGCAAGTAAGCATTGGGTTTCTTTATATTATGGTACAAACTATGTGCCTAATACAACTAACTTTAGAACACCACATCCACAATGCTTCAGTGGTCTTGATCATTTGAAGACTGACGAGTTCTATCCTATCAAGGCATATCGTGAGTTCTACAAAGCAGACAAGCTCAAGTTTGCACGTTATACCAAGGGCAGATCCATGCCTGAGTGGATGGCTGCATGAACAAGTACAGCAAGAAGAAGAAGACCAGACGAGAGATACTGACAGATCTGTTGGTAGCTGTTGTTTGCATAACAGTAATTGGTGGGATACTAGTGTATGCCCACTTTGATATAGTAAGGATTGTAAATGAGTGAGAATCTTAGAATTACACTGCTGATAATTTGGATTAACTTTTTCTTGGCAGTGGTTACATATGAGGTAGGCAAATGGCTATCTTAGAAACAGCATTTATGTGCATGGCACTTAACATATATCATGAAGCAAAGAATCAATCTATGCTTGGGCAGATTGCCGTAGGGCAAGTTGTCATGAACAGGGTAGAGGACACTAGGTTTCCTGATAATGTATGTGATGTAGTAACCGAAGCTGTTACATACAAAGGCACAGACAAACCTGTACTTCACAAATGCCAGTTCAGTTGGTATTGTGATGGTCAGAAAGATGAGCCTAAGTATGACAGCCAAGAGTGGTGGAATGCACAAGAGTATGCATCCATTGTCCTGTCAGGCACAATCGTGCTTGATGTGACAGAGGGTGCTACACATTACCATGCAACCTATGTGCGTCCTGCATGGGCAAAGACCAAGACGAAAACTACAAGGATTGACCGACATATATTTTATCGTTGGGAAAAATAGTACTTGATTAATTATTTATATAGTATATCTTTAATACATAACACAATAACATAAGGAGAACTAACATGGCTTTAGATTATTTTGCAAATATTGGATTAGAAATACCTGAGTACCTAGATTTCACTACACGTACTGAGCCTACACGTATGGAAGGTAAGAAGTACGTCATCAACAATGACACTGACGAAGTGATCGGTATTGTTGGTAGCAAGTTCAACTCTGTTACACACACAGAGTTCTATGACAGAGTGTGGGACACCATGTCTGAACAGCTTGGTGAAGAAGCAATGGAAGGTGTAGAAGTTAAGTGGAACACTGCACGTAATGGTGCATTCGCTATGCTTGATGCATCTATGCCTAGCACTAAGGCAGTGATAACAACAGACAAGCACATGACAGAAATATCACAGAGAGTAATAGCTCTACATGGTGTAGATGGTCTGTGTTCTAACCAAGTATTTTTTGGTTCAATAGATTTCTTCTGCACAAATGGTATGATCAGAGGTGAGCATGACAAGGTGCGAAGAAAGAACACTACTAATTTCAACATGGCTACCTTCATCAGAGAGCTAGAGAATGCCAACAGTGACTTCTATTCACAGGCTGAACAGCTACAGGAGTGGGCAAGAACACCTCTTGAGTATAACTCAGTAAGAGATATGCTTCACTCTCTCATGGGATCTGAGAAGAAAGGTGATAAGATGCTTGGCTTGTATGCACAAGAGATACAGACAAGGGGACACAATGCCTTTGCTTTATACTCTGCATTCACTAACTATGCATCATATGCAGATGAGAGAAATGGTTTCAAGCTACGTAACACAGGCAATGATACCAACGCTATCAGCATGTGGGGACGTGAGCAGGAAGTTACCAAGTGGGTATCATCAAAGCAGTTCAAAGAACTGGTTGCTGCTTAATGAATCTACCTCGCTACATGTATAAGAGGTACACACCCAAGGGGGATCGGACATTCAGGTTCAGTCCCCCTCGTCAACTTATTGACAGTGGTGTTGTGTGTCGCAGAGAACTTGGTAAAAATTTTAATGAAGCAAAAAAAGTTGCAGATGAATTAAACAAATTGATTGATGAATATCGTGAGGAAATGCTGACAGAGTCTGTGGTCACACGATCTACTACCCTGTCAGAATTATGTGACATATATCTTTTGTCTAATGATTTCAATGCCTTACGTGACTCAACTAAAGCTGATTACATATACTTTATTAAGATACTTTGCTTAGATTTAGGTGAAAAAAAGTGGCATACTATATCTAGTAGGTTGGCTAAGAGGACTTATGAACTCTGGGTCAAACGTGGTGTGTCACTTGCAAACCATGTGTGCAGTATTGCATCACGAATATACAACTATGCGACTGAGATGGAGTACGGAAATCACAATCCATTCTCTAACATAAGACGTAAGTCTACCAAACCTAGACGTGTAGTGTGGGCAAAAGAACATGTGCGTCAATTTCTTGACTATGCTTATGCAAACTACGAGTACAGAAGCATTGGCTTGATAGTGCAGATGGCATACGAGTGGTGTCAGAGGGTAGGTGATATGCGTTTGCTCACTTGGAGTGACCTTGACATGGACAAGGGTATGCTCACACTAGAGCAGTCCAAGCGTAGATCAAAGGTGTTTCTGCCTATCAGTGACAGCTTGTATGACATGCTGTATGAACAGCAGGGTGACTTTGGCTTTCAACAGTACGTAGCTCCCAATGTAAGCCCCATACAGGGCGAGTACAAGCCCTATGGGTTGGAAAGTGTATCAAAGATTGCAAAGCGTGTCATGAAGCATTTAAACCTGCCTGATGAACTCCGACTTATGGATCTCAGAAGGACAGGAGTTACAGAAATGATTGACAGTGGAGTCCCAATGGGGCAACTTATGTCAGTGACAGGTCACACAAATGTACAGTCTGTCAAGCCGTACATGAAACACACTTACGAGAGTGCTAAGAATGCTCTCAATACAAGGAGTAAATACAATGCATAATATATATAACATTATAAGTGATATAGATATATTAAATAATGAAACAAAGAGAATGAATTGTCCTGAGTGTGGTGGGTACAAGACTTTTACTGTATCAAACAACATGGGCAGACTGTTGTGGAATTGTTACAAGGCTTCTTGCAGTATCAGTGGATCTAAGCCTGTGCATCTATCTGTAGAGGACATTAAGAGAACTCTACGTAGAGAAGAGAAACAGGCTGAACATTTTGTAATGCCAGAATATATCGTGCCATACAAGGGGCAACCTGACGTTACTAGGTTCATGGAAAAGTTTGACCTCATGGGTGGACTACACCATGATGTAAAGGATAATCGTGCAGTATTTCCCATTGTGTATGATGGCATTACAGTTGATGCAATAGGGCGAAGTCTTAGAAATAGTTTGCCTAAATGGAAAAGATATGGGAATAGTGGCTTGCCATTTACATCTGGTTGTGGTAAAGTCGCTGTAGTTGTTGAGGACTGTGTCAGTGCCGTAGTTGTAGGCAGTGACGTGTATGTTGGGGTTGCTGTGTTAGGCACATCACTGTCTGATATACACAAGAGGTACTTGTCACAGTTCTCTTCAGCAATAGTAGCTCTTGATCCTGATGCCCTACCCAAGGCAACAGAGATGTGTAAAGATCTCAGGAGTGTAGTAGATATAGTAAAGGTACTTAGATTAACCGATGATTTGAAATATAAGCATCCTAACGACATTGAAAAACTAACAGCAATAGGAGAAGAAATAAATGGAACAAGCATTAATACGTAGTCTGATGACTAAAGACTTCTATGATGACCATAGAGGTATTCGTTGTCCTGATAAATTATTTACTAAGGATATGCGAAAGATAAAAAACTCTGTTGATTATGCCATGAAGACATACAACAGGACAGTCACACCTGATGAGGTAGAAGTATTGTTTATGTCAAACAATCCTACTCTTACCACAGCACAGAAGCAAGCATACGGTGATCTGTTCTCACGTATTAAGAAGGAGTCCCCTCTTGGTAATGACATAGCACAAGAGGTATTGTCCAAGCTATTCCAACAGGTAGTTGGAGAAGAGATAGCAAACCTTGGGTTTGATTATGTGAATGGTTCACAGACTAGCCTTGAGCCACTCCGTAATCTGCTAGAGCAGTATGGAGATGACTTCATACCTTCTATGAATATAGAGTGGGCTGACATATCTATTGAGAATCTTCTTGCAAGGAATGACATGGAAGCACGTTGGTCTTTTAATATACCTAGCTTGACTCGTAAGATAGAGGGTGTAAACGAAGGACACCTGATAGAGGTAGGAGCTAGACCTAATACAGGTAAGACTTCTTTCCATGCATCTATGATTGCAGGAGAGCAGGGCTTTGCCAGACAGGGTGCTAAGTGTGTTGTTCTATGTAACGAAGAGTCAGTGCATAGAGTGGGCATGAGATACCTGACTGCCAGTTCTAATATGAATCAATACGAGATCAAAGATAATCCTAAGCTTGCCCATGAGAAATATGGTGCAGTCAAGGAAAATATAAAACTGTATGATTCTACAGGACGTGACATGGCATGGGTTGAGAGCATTGCTAAATCTTTTAAACCTGATGTCGTTGTGTTAGACATGGGTGACAAGTTTGCTAAGACAGCAGGATTTGCTAGACAAGATGAAGCACTCAAAGCAAATGCAGTCCATGCAAGAATGATTGCCAAGCAGTATGGTTGTGCTATATTCTACATGTCACAGCTATCTGCAGAAGCAGAGGGTAAGGTTGTACTCAACCAAGCCATGATGGAAGGTAGTAGAACAGGTAAGGCAGCCGAAGCTGACCTTATGCTACTACTTGCCAAGAACCCTGACGTTGAAGGTGAAGAGGAACAATCTCCTCAGAGACATATCAACGTTGTAAAGAACAAACTATCTGGTTGGCATGGCAAGATTGTCTGCGAACTAGACTACAAGACAGCGAGGTACACAGCATGAATACATTTAAGCCTATTAAAGGTGCATACACTAGGAAGTTTAGACCCTACTCGTATGCCAAGAATGATGGTGTAGCTAAAGATGCAGTGTCAGGTTACTTAGTTAACAACGGACACACTATCTTATCTACTGAGGAAGATTATTCTTTTGATATCAAAAGTGAGAAGAATGGTAATACATACTACTCAGAGGTTGAGATGAAGAGACAATGGTTTGGAGATTGGCTACCATCATGGAAAGAGATTAGGATTCCCTATCGTAAATTTAAATTATTAAATAAGTTTAAAGAGATGAATGAAAAAGATGCATTCTTTAATTTTTATGTTATAAGAGGTGACATGGAGTATGCATGGAGAATAAAAGACTATCAGTTTACACCTGAAACTGTGCAAGAGATATACTTATCTAATGCAAGAAGGTATGAATACTTTTTTCACATACCCTATCAGGAAGCTGAACTGGTTCAACTAAAGGAAGACAAATGAGATTAATACTAGACGTAGAGAATACTGTAACAAAACGTAATGATAAGTTGCACTTAGATCCTTTTGAGGAAACTAATAGTCTTGTTATGGTTGGCATGAAGACAGACAACTGGGAAAGAGTGGTCACGTTTGATCATGCTGATGAATCACCTACACCCAATGGTCATGGTATTGTGCAACAGGCACTAGATAATACTACTGTGCTTGTGTGTCACAATGTGTCACATGACCTTATATGGTTGTGGGAGTCTGGCTTCAAGTATGAGGGTATCGTGTTTGATACCATGCTTGGTGAGTATGTGCTACAGCGTGGGCAGAAACAACCTCTGTCGTTAGAGCAGTGTGCAGAACGCTACATGTTATCCAACAAGAAGCAGGACACTATGAAAGATTATTTTAAGAAAGGTGTGTCTGTAGCTGAGATACCACATGCTGAGTTGTCAGAGTATTTAGTACATGACTTACGTGCCACATATGATCTGGCTGATAAGATACATCACAGGCTTAGTAATGGTGATGCAGATCTTATGGACACAGTTACACATACCAACATGGTGGCTGTCTGCTTGTGTAAGATATATCAGCGTGGGTTTAATGTGGACTTAGATAAGCTAGATGAAGTACGTAAGGAGTTTGAGAAAGAGAAGGTGGGTATCTGGAATGATCTTAGCCAACAGGTTCGTGATCTTATGGGAGACAGACCTATCAATCTCAATAGTCCAGAGCAGTTATCGTGGGTAATCTATAGTCGTAAGCCAAAGGATAAGTCTATGTGGGCTAATTACTTTGAGCCTTACATGCGAAAGGATGCATTCACAGATGCTGTCAATGATCATACAGATATTATGTACAAGGTTACAGCTAGTACCTGTCCTGTATGCAGAGGACGTGGCAAGATCACAAAGGTTAAGAAGGATGGTACACCATTCAAGAAACCAAACAAGTGTGTCAGGTGTGAAGAGTCTGGTTGGATATATACACCACGACAGCAGATAGCAGGTCTTAGATTTACTGCACCTTCTGCCAAGTGGGTGAGTGCCAATGGGTTTAGTACAAACAAACTCAACCTTGAGATACTTGAACACTATGCCAAACGTACAGGTAATACAAAGGCAGAGTTGTTTCTCAAGAATGTTCGTAGACTGTCTGCCCTAGATACATATCTATCTAGTTTTGTTGAGGGCATATCTACATACACTAAGCCTGATGGCAAGCTACATGTTAGATTGTTACAGCATCGCACATCTACAGGACGATTCAGTGGTGCAGATCCTAACATGCAGAATATGCCTAGAGGTGGTACGTTCCCTGTGAAGAAGATCTTTGTGTCACGTTGGGAAGGTGGCAAGATACTTGAAGCTGACTTTGCACAGCTAGAGTTTCGAACTGCAGCATATTTGTCACAGGACAAAGTTGCAATGCAAGAGATAGAGGATGGGTTCGATGTACACAGCTATACTGCACAGGTTATTACGGATGCAGGACAGCCTACATCTAGACAGGAAGCAAAGGCACATACGTTTGCTCCTCTGTATGGAGCTACAGGGTTTGGCAGATCCGAAGCAGAAGCTATGTACTACGAGCAGTTTGGTGATAAGTACAAGGGTGTGTCTGCATGGCACAAGAAGTTAGGGAACGAAGCTATAAACACAGGACGTGTTAATATTCCTTCAGGACGTTCCTTCTCTTTTCCTGATGTAGTACGTAAAGGTAATGGCACTGTCACATACTTTACACAGATAAAAAACTATCCTGTGCAAGCATTTGCTACGGCAGATATAGTGCCACTAATTCTCATGACTTTTGATAACATGCTCATGAATATAAATAGTTGCATAGTGAATACTGTGCATGATTCAATAGTAATAGATGTTCATCCTGACGAAGTGGATGATGTTCTAAACATAGTAAATAGTATTAACAGTTCAATGAAAACTATCATTGATACACGTTGGAATATAGACTTTAATGTACCTTTGAAATTAGATGCAAAAATAGGTAACAACTGGCTTGACACTAAGGATGTATAGTGATATAACTATAACACTTTTTTAAATTATAAGGAGAATATATATGAATGAAGTAGTAACAATAAACGGAAACTTTGACGATATGGCTAAAGCTATGGGCATGTCAGAACCTGTGGGTACTGAGATCTCTAAGAAGTCTGCCAGTTCTTTGGCTAGACTAAAGCTTAGTCACACACCTATCATGGGTACAACAGAGATCAATGGTAAGACAGTAAATGTTGAAACCATACCCTCTGGTTCTTTTAAACTAGAAGTACCTGATGACGGTCAGTATTTTCAGACTGACATTGAAATCAGACCTTTCATGCAACGCTATATGTATAAAAGGTTTATCAAGGGCAATGACAGTACACCCAATCGTTATGTCAAGACAGTCATGTCTGATAATCTTAACGTTGATCTAAAGGATAACGATGGTGGCTTCAACTGTGGCAAACCTGCAGGATACATACAGGACTTTGCTTCTCTGCCTGATAAGCAGAAGGAACTGATCAGACAGATCAAACGAGTCAGAGTTATACTAGGACTTGCTAAGTTTGATAAAGCTCTTAAAGTTGAAGGTGACTACAACAGCGAAGCTGATCTAGGTTATGTACCTTTCATATGGGAAGTAGATAATCGTGAAGCATTTAAAACTGTTGGTGATGTCTTTGTAAAGCTTTCTAAGATGAAGAGACTACCAGTTAATCACACTGTGTACGCTTCATCTGAAGAGAGAAAACTACCGAATGGTAATAGCTACTATGTGCCTAGCACAAGGCTAGATCTTACCTCTAAGGTAGAGACATCTGATAAAGATCAGGAACTCTTTGGTGATCTTCTGTCTTGGGTTACTAACTACAACCAGTACATCATGAATCAGTGGGATGAGAATGTTCATTCCAAAGAGGACATTGATCCTGCTGTTGTGGAAACTTTCATCGACATTACTAATGAAGAGAAAGTTCAGTAGCCATGAATCATAAGGCAGAACTTAAACTGCACCGATTCCTAGACCAAGCCACTGACGGTAAGAAGGTATTGTCTGACACAAACATTGATAAGATTTGTGATGACATTAAAGATGCCTTACACCGTCAGTTTGGCTCTAAAAATACTAGGAAAGAGTTCAGACTTAGGATGTCTAACATAGGCAAGCCTACCTGTCAGCTTTGGTTTGAGAAAAACAAACCAGAGGAAGCACTACCTTTTCCTAACAACTTTGTAATGAACATGATGTTAGGGGACATAGTTGAGTCTGTGTTCAAGGGACTGCTTAGACAGGCAGGTGTAGCCTTTGAGGATTCTAAGAAAGTGTCTATGGAACTAACTATAGATTCAAATATAGAGGGGACATATGACATAATCATGGACGATGCAGTTGATGATATTAAGTCTGCATCCGATTGGTCATATAGAAATAAGTTTGAATCATTTGATACTCTTGCCAAAGAAGATCCCTTTGGTTATGTAGGACAGTTGGCAGGGTACGCACAGGCTTTGAATAAAAAAGCAGGTGGTTGGTGGGTTATAAATAAAGCAAATGGTAGCTTTAAATATATACCTGCAACTGGTTTAGACTTGACAAAAGAAGTAGATAAACTATCTGATAATGTAAGCGTAGTACAGAGTAACAAGTTCAAAAGATGTTTTGATGCAGTTGAAGAAACATTCAGAGGTAAGCCTACAGGAAATAAAATCTTAGGAACGACATGCTCATTCTGTAGATTTAAACATTCTTGTTGGACTAACTTGCAAGAGCTACCTTCTCTGGTATCTCAGGCAAAAGAACCAAAGATTGTTTCATATGTTGAAATAGGAAAGGAGAAATTACTATGACAAAAAAAGAACCTACATTAGAGGAGATGGCTGAACAGATCTCCGATCTAGAAACACAGCTTTCAGAAATGAAGAAAGCATATACTGATAAAAAGTATGCTGCCTACAATATTGCAAAAGAAGCATACTTAGCAGAAGCTAAAGCTCTCTACGGAGACAGGCATGTTCCTCTGTCGAGGACATACTCTGTTTGGTGGTAGGTGTTATACACTTCTAAACAGTATAAGGTAGCACGTAAGTTAGGCTACCGTAGTGGACTTGAGGTTAAGCTCTCAGAGTTTCTTGATGAACTAAAAGTAAAATATATTTACGAGGGCATCAAGATAGAGTGGGAAGACTTGGCTTATAGACATTACACACCTGACTTTGTGCTACCTAACGGTATCATAATAGAAACCAAAGGACTCTTCACCGTAGAGGACAGAAGAAAACACATATGTATTAAGAAACAGCACCCCAAGTTAGACATACGTTTTGTGTTTACAAGTAGTAAAAGAAAGATTAAGAAAGGTTCTAAGACTAGCTATGGAGATTGGTGTGAGAAGAACA